AATAACTTTGTTAACAACTGGTAAACATTATGTGGAAATCTGACTTACCAAGTGTAATAACTGCTGGTACTACTATTGAATGGGTAGATGAAGCAACTACCGCTGGTATAAATGAAACTATTAGTAGTCCTGATTGGACATTAGAATATTATTTAAGAACTAATACAGCTAGTGAAGGACATACAGCTACAGGTACACAATATCAAAACAGTACAGGCTGGCAATTTACCATTAGTGCAACAGATAGTGCAGGGTTTGATGCAGGTAATTGGTTTTGGTCAGCAAGAGCATTTAAAAGCGGTAAGGTATTTGAGATTGGTAGTGGTGAACTAGAAGTAAAACAATCATTACAATATTCTGGTACACCCGCTGCAATTGATAACAGAACACAGGCACAAAAAGATTTAGATAGTGTGCAGGCTGCAATAAGAACTCTTATAGAAGATAAGGCTGCTGAATATAGCATAGGTAATAGAAGATTCAAGCGACAAGATCTAGCAACACTAATTACAAGAGAATCACAGTTAAAATCTATAGTTTTTAGTGAAAGAAGGGCTAGTATGATTGCACAGGGTCTAGGAGATCCTAAAATGACGTTTGTACGCTTTTAAGGGGGACTAAATGGGCTTAAGAAACGCTTGGAAGGGCTTATTTACATCTAATAACGACTTAAATAGCCGTAGAAATAGGTTAAAAAGGATGTATTCGGGTGCTAGATATGACAGGACTAACTTATCTTGGGTTACACCTTTATCATCACCTGACCAAAGTTATAAAAATTCTATAGATACATTACGCAAAAGAGTACATGATTTAGTAAGAAATAATAACTACGCTGCACAGGCTATTAGATATGCCACTAATCAAATAGTAGGGCAGGGTGTAACAATGCAAGCACAAATAAAAAGTCAGCGTGGCGGTACACCTAATACTAGGCTAAATGAAAGTATTGAGGGCGAATGGAGTAAATGGGGTAGAAAAGATAGTTGTGATATTCGTGGTGTTCTTTGTTTTTCTGAATTAGAAAGACTCGCAGTAAGGTCAATGATAGAAAGCGGTGAATGTTTTATCATTATTCATAGAAAAGCATTTGGTAGAAGTAAAATACCTTTCTCCTTAGAAGTATTAGAAGCTGAACAATTAGATGATGATTATAAAGGTACAAAAAAGAACAATAAAAATGTATGGCGATTAGGTATTGAACTTAGTCCAGAAGGTAGGGCTGTTAGTTATGCTTTTTTAAAGAAACATCCTGGCGATACAAACTTTGCAACAGTGCCTGAAGAAAGAAGGCATATTATTGTACCTGCAAAAGATGTAATTCATTTATTTATGCCATTAAGACCAGGCCAACACAGGGGTGTACCATTTTTAGCAAGTGCAATAAATCATCTACATCAGTTAGATGGATATATAGAAGCAACTGTTGTAGGTCAACGTGCAAGTTCTGCACTTATGGGATTTATTACAAGTCCAGAAGGTGAACTAGATGCAGGTGGTGAGGTATACGATTATGAACGTGTTAGCGGTTTTGAACCTGGCACTTTTAAATACTTAGCACCTGGCGAAAGTATATCTGTACCTGATTTAGATAAAGCTAATGGTGAGTTTGAACCATTTGTTAGATCAATGCTTAGAAGCATGGCAAGCGGACTTGGGTGCAGCTTCGAAGCAATCAGTTCTGACTACTCGCAATCTAACTACAGTAGTAGCAGGTTAGCAATGTTACAGGATAGAGATCATTGGCGTACTATACAGAAAATGTTGAAGGAAACTTTTTACCAGCCTATATATGAATACTGGTTAGAGATGGCTGTATTAAGTGGCACTCTTACATTACCTACATATTCAACAACACCCGAAGTATACGAAAAGGTTAGATGGGTATGTAGAGGATATAGTTATGTAGACCCACAGAAAGAAATAGCAGCAATGAAAGATGCTGTAAGATGTGGATTTAAAACATTAACAGATGTTGTTTCTGAGAATGGTGGAGATATTGAAGAGTTGTTAATAGCAAGACAGACAGAATTAGCAAAACTAGATGAGTTAAATATTATTACTGATACAGATCCAAGTGCAACCAACAAATCGGGTGGCAGTCAATTTAAACCTATTAATACTGTTGACCCTTTTGGTGATACAGATCCACCATCAGGACAAGATGCAGAAAACGTAGCGGACGGATCAGATGGCAGTTATTAATGGGACAGAAATAGACCTTATGCCTACAAAAGGTATGAGAGAAGAAGCACAAAGGTATAGAGATTGGAAATCAGAAGGTGAAGGTGGCGGTACAGAAGTTGCAGCTAGAAGGGCAACACAAATATTAAGCGGTAATGAATTAGCACCCGATGTTGTTGTTGCTATGTCAGCATGGTTTGCAAGACATTCTGTTGATAAAGAGGCAGAAGGTTTTAGACCTGGTGAAGATGGCTACCCAAGTAATGGCAGAGTAGCGTGGGCTGCCTGGGGTGGTGATGCAGGTAAAAGTTTTTCTGATGCAAAATCAGCTAGAATAAAAGAATTAAGAAACAATGATGCTATGCCTAAAACAAAACGTGCAGCAAAACGTGCAGAACCTGATGAGTTATCTGTAGGCGATTCAGTTAGATGGAACGCAAGTGGTGGTACTGCAAGAGGTGTTATAGATTCTATTGAACGTGATGGCACTATAAATGTACCTGATTCTGATTTTGAAATTACTGGTACAGAAGATGACCCCGCTGCATTAATTACTGTTTATAGAGAAGTAGATGGTGATTTTGAGGCAACAGATGTAAAGGTAGGTCATAAGTTCAGTACATTAACTAAGATAAATTCATTAAGAAGTGTTACAACTGTCTTAAAACGTAGTGGGGAAACATCTTTTTCAGAGAAAGACGAAAACACATATGAATTTAGTTTTAGTTCTGAGTACCCTGTTGAAAGATCCTTTGGAATGGAAATACTAAGCCACGAAACAGGTTCTATAGATTTTGGAAGGTTAAACGGTGGCGTAGCACCTGTGTTATGGAATCATGATATGAATCAGGTTATAGGAATTGTAAGAAATGCATATTTAGATAAAGATAAGAAAAAAGGTAGGGCAGTTGTTGAATTAAGCAGAAATTCTAAGGCACAGGAAGTAAAAAGAGATATAGATGACGGCATTTTAAGCGCAATTAGCGTAGGATACCGCATTTTAGAGATGGAAGAACGTGAAATAAACGGATCTAACGCTTTTCTGGCCACTCGATGGGAACCACATGAGGTATCAGTTGTTGCTTCGCCTGCTGCACCAGATGTAGGTATTTCTAGAGGATTAATTGATGAAAACACTATGCCTAGTGTTAAAAAACAAGATATGATAGACAGTAAGCGTGTATACGCAGCGTCTACTGACGCACAACAGCCCAATTCTAAAAAACAATCAACTATGGAAAAAGAGCAACTTGATCTAGAAGTTGTGCGTAGTGAAGCTACAAAAAAAGCAGCTTCCGCAGAGCGTACAAGAATTAGAGAGATCAACGCAATGTGTTCTAAGCGTGGTTTTGAAGACCTAGCAGAACAATTAATTAACAATGGTTCATCTGTAGATTCATGTAGAGCAGCTATCTTAGAAAGAATAGATGCAAAGCCTGTTGAAACAGCAAAGCCTATTGAAGAGCAACTATCTCCAAAAGAAAGAGAGAGATATGTAAGAGACTACAAGATTACATCTGGATTAAAAGGTCTTCTTACAGGAGATTGGTCTAATTCTGGAAGTGGTTTTGCTAGAGAAATTTCACAACAGATTGCTAAAGATTCTCAAAGATCAAATAGCGGTAGATCATTATTTGTACCTTTTGGAGCATTAGCAAAAAGAGCTACTTACGTTACATCAGGTGCTACTACTGGCGGTAACATAGTTGCTACTGATTTAATGGCTGATGATTTTATCGAAGCACTTAGAAACAGCACAGTAATGGTTGGTTTAGGTGTACAAACATTATCAGGTCTAATTGGTGATGTTGCGATACCTAGAAGATCAGGTGTTGCTTCAACAGGATACTTAAGTTCTGAAACAGGTGCATTATCACAAGCTGAATCAACATTCGATCAGGTTACAATGACACCTAAAACTCTTGGTACATTGTCTAAGTATTCTAGAAATATGCTTATTCAAGCAACTCCTGGAATTGAAGAACTCGTGAGGTCAGACCTCCAAGCGGGGATCAACGTAGGAATTGACTTAGGTATTCTTAATGGTACTGGTTCATCAGGACAGCCTACAGGTATTATGCAGACTTCGGGAATCGGAAGTGTAGCTATGGGTACTAATGGTGGTGCTATCACAGTAGAAGCATTAGTAGATCTAGAAACTGCAATTATGGAAGATAATGCAGGTGTTAACGCTGATTCTATTTCTTATGTAACAAACGCTAAAGTTATTGGTGCATTAAAGAAACTAAGAGCAGGTGGATCTAGTGCAACTGATGGTGCTTTCCTTGTTAATACTGATCTTACAGCAATTGGTAGAGGCGGTACACCATTAGCAGTTAACGGGTATCCTTTAGCTATGACAAACCAAGTACCTAGCAACCTCACAAAAGGTAGTACTAGCGGTGAGTGTTCTGCTGTTGTTATGGGTGACTTCTCACAGGCAATCTTAGGTCTATTCGGATCTGGTATCGAAATTACTGTCGGTGAAGATTCTGACGACTTTGCGAAGAACTTAACATCTGTTAAGGGTGTAGTTGCATTTGATGTTGCTGTCAGACACGCACAGTCATTTGCTGCAATCTTAGACGTAACCACATAAGTGGTCTAATATAAGGGGTGTAAAAACCCCTTTTTTTTTATGAAAATTAAATGCTTAAAAAATGTTTGCGCTAGTGGTGTTGGTTTAGAGGCTGGCAAAACTTATGATTTATCTAGTGCAGATGCTTCTTTCCTTATCAGTATTGGTAAAGCAGAAGAATACAAAGAAACAGCAAAACCTAAAAAAACAACAAAAAAATAAATGCCATTTACTGAAGATGCAACAACACAAAATGTATATCTAGATGATTTTGGTGTAAGTTGTACATCTGGAGGTACTACTGCAAAAGGAATATTAGAGCAACCAGATCAAATATTGGCTGGCGATATGATTATTAGTACTGAATATGAATTAATTACAAAAACATCTGATTTTGGCAGTTTAATTTCTGGCGATAGTATTACAGTTGATAGTGTTGCATATACAGTAAGAGATCTCAGAAAAGAAAATGATGGTGTATTTTGTCGTATTAGTCTACAGAAAACATAATGACTACTAAAAGAGAAACAATATTAGCAAGAATCGCAACAGTACTTGCAGGTACTACAGGTGTTTCTGATCGTATCTTTAGAAGTCGCACAACAGCATTAACAAGGGCAGAAACTCCTAGTATTATTATTGAACCTCAAAATGATGTAGTAGAACAGACAACCTCATTACCAACACTAGACCATACATTAACTGTAAGACTTAGTGTAGTTGTAAGAAGTGGTACACCACATCAGACAGCTG